AAGAAAAGCCACGCAAGTTTAGCAACATCCTAGGTGAAGAATAATGAATTTTTACGAACTATTTGAAGCAAGCAAAGACAAAGAAGAACAGTCCAAGAAAGCCGGCGAATATCAGGATGTTACACTTGCTGATCCAAAAGCAGCACTAGCACTCAAACAAGCACGTGCTCGATACACCTATGCGGATTCCGATCTAGAAGCATTTGTTAAGATGACTCAGGACAAAGAAGAGGAAGAAGACAAGGAAATTGAAAAGCTAGAAAAAGATACTGAAAGACAAGAAGACGAAATCAAAGACCTAGAAGACAAAGAACGTCAAACAGACCAAAACATTGAAAAACTAGAAAAAGAAAACGAGCTGCAAGACAAACATATTAAAACACTAAACAGCAAAGAAAACGCATACGAGAAAAAAATCGATGCAATGACTCGTGCAGAAGCCATGTATCGTGACCAAATTGAAAGATTGCAAAACGATCTAAATGACCTAGAAACACGTGTGGCCAAGTCAATCAAAGGATTTAAACCAAGACAGTATAGATTTGAAAAATTACCAGATCCTGAAGAATTATCCAAGGATCAACCGTGGACTACCGGCACTATATACGACAAAAACACGCCCATGTAGAGCACGCACGATCACAACAAAAGCGTGTGTAACAACACGCTTTTTTATTGACGCCTGGACCTAAATCTGTTATAATTATGTTTTTATAGGAGACATTTATGACTGATGTAGTTTTTAATGCTGAACAAAAAGCAAAATTGAATAATCTTTTTAACGAAGGCATTGCAGTGATGACTGAAATTGAAACCCTACAAGGTGGATTGTCCGATACTATCAAGGCAATTGCAGAAGAAATGCAGATCAAACCAAGCGTGCTCAAGAAGGCTGTGCGCACTGCTTATAAGAGCAAGTTTACAGACGAAAAGCACGATTACGAACTACTTGAAACTATTTTGGAAACTGTTGGCAAGACCTGGTAATGAGTTACGTTGACGCACTGCACGACAAAGAACACGATCGTATTTTGGTCGTGGAACGTGTTGACGGCAAACGTGTCTACAATGAATTTCCAGCGGAGTATGTGTTTTATTATCCAGACCGCAAGGGCAAATTTACAACAATTTTTGGAAATCCAGCAAGTCGTTTTGCAACACGTAACTTTAAAGAATTTCAGAAAGAAGTGCGCATGCACGCCGGACAAGAACTGTTTGAAAGCGATGTTAAACCGGTATTTCGGTGCCTAGAAAACAACTACAAAGACAAAGATTCGCCCAAACTGCAAACAGCATTCTTTGACATTGAGGTTGATTTTCACAAAGACCGGGGGTTTAGTCCGCCGGAAGATCCGTTTAATGCTGTTACAGCAATCACCGTGTATTTAGACTGGCTAGATCAGTGTATTACTTTGGCTGTTCCGCCACGAACACTGACAATGGATCAGGCCAAACATCAAGTTCAAGAGTTTGACAATACATTTTTGTTTGACGATGAACGAGAAATGTTGCTGGCATTTTTGGATATTATACAAGATGCCGATATTCTAAGCGGTTGGAACTCCGAGGGCTTTGATATTCCCTACACAGTAAACAGAATCACGCGAGTGTTGAGCAAAGATGACACACGCCGGTTTTGTTTGTGGGGGCAACTGCCTAAAAAGCGCACATTCGAAAGATATGGTGCAGAAAGCGAAACCTACGATACTGTTGGTCGAGTGCACATGGACTACTTGCAACTGTATCGCAAGTACACATATCACGAAATGCATTCATATTCGCTGGATGCAATTGCAGAATATGAGCTAGGTGAACGCAAGGTGCAATACGAAGGCACACTGGATCAGTTATACAACCAAGATTTCCGCAAGTTTGTTGACTATAACAGACAGGACACCATGATCCTGGGTAAACTTGACGAAAAACTGCGCTTTTTGGATCTAGCCAACGAACTTGCACACGCAAACACGGTATTGCTACAAACAACCATGGGCGCAGTTGCGGTAACTGAACAAGCAATCATCAACGAAGCGCATGAACGTGGCTTGGTAGTACCGGATCGCAAACACCACGAAAAAGAAGACACACAGGCAGCAGGTGCATATGTTGCTGTGCCGAAAAAAGGTATTCACAAATGGGTAGGTTCTGTTGACATCAACAGTCTGTATCCATCGGTTATTCGTGCACTCAACATGGCACCGGAAACTGTAGTTGGTCAACTTCGTCCCATAATGACCGAGCAACTGATTGCGAAAAGAGTTGCTGACAAACCGGATGCTAAGGGAAAAATGCGCAGAGGCGATTCGTTTGCTGCGGCTTGGGAAGGGTTGTTTGGTACGCTGGAATACACAGCAGTTATGGAACAACGAGCAGATACGGAAATTACTGTAGACTGGGTTAACGGCGATAGTACTGTACATTCGGCACGAGAAATATGGCACCATGTGTTCGACAGTAATAGCAGTTTGTGTTTGAGTGCAAACGGCACAATTTTTACCTATGAACGTGAAGGTGTTGTGCCGGGATTGCTAAAGCGTTGGTATGCAGAACGTAAAGAATTGCAGGCAAAAAAGAAACAAGCAACGACCAAAGAAGAAATTGCGTTTTGGGATAAGCGGCAGCTGGTTAAAAAGATTAACTTGAACAGTTTGTACGGTGCTATTCTTAATCCAGGTTGTAGATTCTTTGACAAGCGCATTGGACAGTCAACTACACTAACTGGTCGTGCTATTGCACAGCACATGGATGCATTCATCAACCAGGTTTTAACCGGTGAATATGATCATGTAGGCAAGTGTGTTGTATACGGGGACACAGATTCGTGTTATTTCAGTGCTTGGCCTGTGATGCAAGATCGTGTAGAACGTGGTGAAATGGAATGGAACAAAGATGTTGCAGTGCAATTATATGATGCAATTGGTGATGAGGTAAACGCAAGTTTCCCACCGTTTGCATTCCGTGCATTCCACTGTCCAGAAGAATACGGCGAAATACTTGCTTGCGGTCGAGAAGTAGTTGCAGAGTCGGGGCTGTTCATTACCAAGAAACGATATGCGCTGTTGGTTTATGATGAAGAAGGCAAGCGACTGGATGTAGACGGCAAGGACGGCAAAGTAAAAGCAATGGGTCTTGATCTAAAGAGATCGGATACACCTAAGATTGTACAAGATTTCTTGGGCGAAATTCTTAATCGTGTGCTTAAAGGTGCCAACAGGAACGAGATCATTGACCATATCAAAGAATTTAAAGAATGGTTTAAAGACTTGCCGGCGTGGGACAAGGGTACTCCCAAGCGTGTTAACAACCTTACAAAATACGGCAATTTAGCCAGTCAGCAAGCCAAAGTAACAATTCCTGGTCATGTGCGTGCAGCCTTAAACTGGAATTATTTGAGAAAAATGCACGGCGATAACTATAGTATGGCAATTGTTGACGGTATGAAAACCATTGTGTGCAAACTCAAAAATAATCCGCTAGGGTTTAACAGCGTCGGTTATCCAACAGACGAATCAAGATTACCTGAATGGTTTAAGGAACTGGCATTTGACGATGCAGAAATGGAAAGTGCAGTAGTTGACAGCAAAATTGAAAACTTGTTGGGCGTACTAGACTGGGATTTAACCGCCAGCACCAACATTAACAGCACATTTGACTCTTTGTTTACATTTAAATGATTTTAAGCGAACTCATAGGCTATAGAAGTAAGATCAATAAGCTATCGGCAGATGAGTTTGAAGATCTGGCGGATAAAGCACTTTCAAAGATCATTGGAGATGTAACTTCAGATGATCCTGGCTTGTACCATGAACAGGAAGATTTAATTGATCTTAAAAAACGTATACTAAGAAATGTCGACGAACTTAAAGATCAACTAGCATTATATCAACGTCGTCTTGACGACCTTGTGAATGAAAGACAAGCGCCGTATATACAGCAAAGTTATCAACAATACGAAGAATTTCGCAACGATACCCCAGAATATATCATTGATAGACACTTGTTTAACACATTGATTTACAAGGAAGATATTGAAGAATATTTCCTGTCAAGAATTAAACATTATGCTTCTTGGAAAATCGCTGGACTATATATTCGCCCAGAAACCGGCAAATACGTTGATCCAATGATCACGTGTAGTCCACTATATATTGCAGATGATTATAACAAATTATTAGATCCTGTTAAGAAATTATGGAACACAGAGTTTCAAGAAAGACTGCGCTATAAATTAATCAACGAATCGTCGGACATTCGGTTTAAAGGAATGCCAGAAAATCAGCTTGGTTTGGTAGTGGCAATGAACTATTTCAACTATCGACCGCTAGATGCAATGAGAGAATATTTCAAAGAAATATATAATCTATTACGCAAGGGCGGCGTATTCATTTTCACATACAACAACTGTGATCTTCCTGGAAGTGTTCGCAATGTTGAAAAAGCAATGTATTCGTATACACCGGGCAAACTGGTGCAAGCAATGTGTGAAAGCATCGGCTTTGAAATTCTCAACGTAGTAGATTATGAAGATACCAATGTAAGTTGGTTGGAAATTAAAAAGCCCGGCGAGTTTGAGAGCATGCGCGGCGGACAAGCATTGGCTAAAATTATTACACAAAAAGCAGATCGAATCTAAATACACTTGACAATTAAATCTAAATACTATACAATAAACATTTACAAAAGGAACTATTATGAAAGATTATTTACTAGATCTTGTTGGACACACATATGACCTAGGTTGTATCGATCTAATCAAGATTACCGGAACTGATACCAGCACCAAGATTAATGCTCTTGCCACAGATAAATCAGTGGTAATGGCTGGACAGTTTGCTAAGGCAAATGCAGATTTTGCCGGTACATTTGGTATGCCAAATCTGGGCAAACTAAAAATCTTGCTGGGTTTGGAAGAATACAAAGACAAGGCCAAGATTAATATTGTTAACACCGAACGCAACGGCGAACAAGTGCCGACCAGTATCCACTTTGAAAACGATACCGGCGATTTCCAAAATGATTATCGCTTTATGGCCAAAGAAATTATCGACAAGCAGCTCGCAGACGTTGTGTTTAACGGAGCTTCTTGGGATATCGAATTTGAACCAACCATGGCTTCGATTCAGCGTTTGAAGATGATGGCACAGGCACACTCGGAACAACCAAACTTTAAGGTTAAGGTAGAAGACAATGCACTTCGGTTTTACTTTGGTGATGCCAGTACACACGCAGGTGACTTTGTGTTTCAAACTGACGTAAACCACACACTCAAGTACAATTGGGCATATCCAGTGAGCCAAACTATTCGTATTTTGGATTTGGTAGGCAACAAGTCTATGCGTATTTCGGATACCGGTGTTATTGAAATTACTGTAAATTCCGGCACTGCAACCTACACATATTGGCTACCAGCACAAAGCAAGTAATGAACACAAACCTAACAGCAGCACAACAGGATTATGCAATCTATTTGCCTGCTATTTCTTCTGTATATTCCAGTCATATTGGCAGACAACAGAAAGCAGCATATGTAGATCAAACAAGAATGCCGCAGGGTATTCCAGACATGGAAATGCTCAACTTTTTTAATCCCAGCAAAGGATTATTTGAATATCGTTGGGGATTATATTCGGCAGGACATGCTAACCTAGACCTAGACAAAGACGTGCCGTCTGAATACATGATTCGCAATCGAGGCAAGCATACACTGCTGCTGGCTGATTCGGGTGGATATCAGATTGCTTCGGGTGTTTGGGAAGCCGACTGGAAAAACATGGACGCACGTGCACAAAAGTATCGTGCAACTGTTTTTAAATGGCTGTCACAGATCAGTGATTATTCCATGGTACTGGATATTCCAACCTGGCTAGTCAACAACCCAGACAGTGTGAAGAAAACCAATATCCACACAGTAGAAGACGCAATTGCTGCTACTTGTGCAAACCACGAGTACTTTATGGAGAACTCGTTTACCGATACCAAGTTCCTAAATGTGTTGCAGGGCAACAATCACGAAAGCTCTGACACTTGGTATGAAGTAATGAAGCACTACAATGATCCTCGCAAGCATGACAAGTTCTTTAGAGGTTGGTCACTGGCTGGTGCAAACGCTGCTGATCCGCACCTTGCACTGAAAAGAATTGTAACTATTATTCACGATGGATTGCTAGAAGAAGGCAAGCACGATTGGATGCACTTCTTGGGTAATTCAAAGCTAGAATGGGCAGTGTTGCTAACTGACATCCAACGTGCTGTTCGCAAGTATCACAATCCTCGCTTTACGATTTCGTTTGACAGTGCCGGTCCGTTCCTGGCTGCATCGAAAGGACAGAACTACACACACTACAACATCGAACATCGAGGCAGATGGTCGCACAAGAACGGCCCGGCCACGGACAACAAGGCATACGCAACCGATACACGTCGCTATCGTGATGTTATTCTACAAGATGGAATCAACAGTGTATTTTATGATAGTCCAGTGAGTGATCGTTTAACAGCCAAAGATATTTGTGTTTATGCGCCGGGTGATTTAAATAAACTAGGCAAGGAAGGCAAAACTTCATGGGATACCTTCTCTTATATTTTGTTAATGGGTCACAACATCTGGCACTATATTAATGCAATCCAAGAAGCAAATCGTGCGTTTGATGCCGGCAAGATACCGGGTAACTTGTTGAATATTCACGATTACACATCAAGCAGAGACATTGTTAATCGAGTTTTTGCTGAACCAGACTATGACAATCGGCTGGCAATTCTCGATGAGTACAGTGATTTTTGGACCAACATTCCTGGCTCGCGTGGACTGGGTGGCAAAAAAGCAGTTAATGCAGACGCATTTTTTAATAAGCATTTTTCAACGGTCAGCCCTAGCGTAGATGTCGACGACGATATTGGCGAAATAGAAATTGAAAATCTTGAGGAAATATTGTAAAATGCCCACAGTAGCAGAAATACAAAGACAATTGACCGCAGTTAGCAAAAAACTAGCAGAAACCAAAGATTCACAACAACAAGACGAGTTACGCAAGAAGAAAACAGCTCTTACATTAGATTTGCGAAGAGCACAACAACGAGCTTGGAGTAACCGCAACGACAGTATCGATTGGGGCGACGGATATTAATTTTTAAACCGCAAGTTGTATTAAAATGCGCGATACAATTTGTGAAATACTTGAAAACAGCGCAATAAACTTTATTTAATAACTTTAACTTTTAAAACTTAAAAAGGCCATCACAATGTCCAATAACAAAAAGAAGTACAATAACCCTCGTGTAACCCAGATTTTTAAT